CATATTTGAGCGGCTTTTTTTGTGCCTGAATAACTGGATGTAGCTCAATCTGCGAAGAGTCCCGGCCTTGGACGCCGGTTATGTCGGTTCGAATCCGGCCATCCAGACCAATGGGCGTATAGCATAATGGCAATGCACTGGACTTTGAATCCGGTGATACAGGTTCGATTCCTGTTACGCCTGCCAAACAAATTGCTGGCTATTGCTTTGCCAGAATGAAGTGACCGAGCGATTGCATAAGTGTAGCGACACACCGCCCATATTTAGGCGGTTCTCTATCGCGAGAGTATGGTAACGCGGTAAAAGCACTCAAGTGCGTGGGTATGGCCCACGAGAAGCGGAGCGACAGATGGGGCTATTCGCGGTAGCCCCTGATTGAGTTACGCCGCTTGCGCCTCTGGAAATAGATTACTGTATTGCTGTTTAAGCTCTGTAGATGTAAATGCACGCGTGGCGTACCTATCCGTAAATTTGGTGACTGGTTCGCCACTGTTCCATATCTTATACCTTGTTGGTCCTAATATCTCGCGTGCAAATGATTTCGGTTGTTTACGCAGCCATTGCTCGTAATTCATACCGGCTGGAACTAACACCTTGCCCTCGGCTCCGTTGGACGTTCTCTCGCCGTCGATTTCCTCACCCAGATAAGCAGCAATAGACGAGCGACAACGCACATGTCGCGGCACGCGTGGCGCTCTTGGGTTGTCGAATCGAAATACCTGGCCATCGAGAGATTTACAGATATCCGTAGTGCGGCTATCGAGAGTTGAAACCCAAATAAATTTATCAACGCCAAGCAATTGCAGTGAATCATTAGCCGCGCTGTTTGCATAATGCGCCAACACCGTTCGCGCCATAGCTTCCGCGCCATTGCGATTAATGCCAAGCTGTCTATCTGATCGCAGTCTGGCAGACGCCTGCCCGATGCTCTCACCAGCCTGATAGCTTATTCTTAGCGAATCAACAACCCGGCGCCTTACGTTGCGCGCCATTTCTGGATAAGCTTCTTTTAGAACTCGCGTTCCGAACGGCCTTGCCTTTGCGGCTGTGAATATCTGCCGTGGTGATATCGTAGCGTCAAGCGAAAGCCCCACTGTTGCATCGGTTGCGAACGTGGCCAAGTATCTATGCTCGAATTCGATTTCGGCTTCGATCAGATCCAAGCCGCCCGAATCAACTTGATTGCGGACAATAGCCGCCCAATCAATTGAGAATTGCTGCACCTGATCAATCAAGCGCTTTAATCTATCGGTTGTATAACTGCCTTGCTGCAACCGGGTTTCGTCTTTGGCAGACAGCCTAGCCATGGCCTTGGCCAAATCATCAACCAGCGCAACCTCAAGATCAAGCAATTGCCGCGTGATTCGATTAACCTGGCCTTTTATGTACAGTTCGCGATTAACTGCGCGGGCTGTTATTGCCTCGGCTGGCTCCATCACGCGGCATTGCTCACGCCGTCATCATTAGCGGGCATTTCGAAAGCGCCCTCCAGCCCCGCGACCCTGGCTTCTGATTTTTCGCGCTGCTCATCAACAAGCTTCTCTAACTCAATATCATCAAGCTCTGTCATACCGGCTTTGCGCAAGTAATCGAACATCATGGCCGATGGTATAGCATCCTCTGCAACCGCGTTAACGAACGCTGTAAGCATCTGAGCGTCTACCATTGCCTGTGTAAACTCAAGATTAGGGGTAACGATGCACTGCTCACGGTCCGCATTCACCCAATCGGCACAATGGCGTAATGAGCTTTGAAATGCATACGCGCCATTTAAAATCACTGATCGAAGCGATGCGGTTCTGGTCATTATTCGAATAGCCAAAGCTTCGCCAGATTCAACCTGCTTTCCGCGTTCCGCCAAGTTATGCGAATACATCAACGCCAGTGATATCTCATTATCAACAGCCAGCTTTAACGCGTCGATTCCGTTGCCTGATGTCTCCATATACCCGGCTTTGGCGTCTTTTGATGTTGAAACAATGATCGCAGCCGCGCCGATCATGTCCGGGTTTTCTTCCTCTGATATGCCGAATATATAAGGGGTTGCCTGCGCTGACATGTGCAAAGCTTGGTTATAATCCGCGCTTGTCATATAGGCGGATAATAAGTGCTCGGCCATTGGCATTAGGGGTATGGCGTCATCTGGCGTAATATCGGTTGATCGACTACCAGCGATGTTAAACGGAATAACGCCAGTTTGAAGTGTTTGAGCGGGCAGCTCAACAATGCTGTACTCTGAATTATCGCCAGTCACCTGATTTTTCTTGGTGTACTCTCGAACCCGGTAAACGCCGTCAATCAAATCGAGTACACGGTAAGTAGTCCATAGATCGGTGGCGAACTCATCTTGCGGGTTCTCTTTTTCTTCCACTTCGCGCAAAACAATTCTATCTGCAACGCTGCCATTCAGACGCCAGTTAATGACCGACTCGGCAGTGTATGGCTTAACGTAAGGGAGGTTANGAGCCTATATCAGCAAACATTCCAAACCGACCCATAACAAGCGCCTCGCGAGAAATGTACTCGCTGAATTCGTCAATCGTTTTAGAGTCTGGCGTTACTGATTCGCGCAAGTATTCAAGCCTTGGGGGTAGCTCAACATCCCATGGGGTTTTGTGTGCTAAGCCAACCATGCCCTCAACAGTTGGTGATATTAGAGAAACAAAGCTGGCGCGCTTCGTATAGGCCGCATGAACCGCCGCCGCGATTTCCGTGTCGCCTTTTTTCTCTAACGCCAAAACACCCGATGTTTTAGGAAGATAATCTGTACCCGCTGCCTTGATAGCGCGCTGCCCTTTGTACACGTCGCGCATCATCTTGTAATCGGATTCGCGGTAATCCTTATTAACTTGATGTACTGGCATTTTAGTATAGTCCTGCGACTGTTTTACGTTTTATGGTTGGGGCTTTCATGTACTTTATCATTGGCGATAACGCGTAACGTACAGCATCACAACTGTGGTTGTCTGCATCAACTATATCGCGGGTTATTTTTTCCGTTAATCTGTCGATTTTAAAGCTGTAGTAAAACCAATCATCAATAGTATGCGTGCAACTTGGGTGTATCACTGTTTCAATGAACGCTGATTTAATGTAATCGATACCATCTTCTATAGAACCGGGCCACTTTTCAACCGACTCCATCAACGGGAAACCCTCTTGCTTTCCCTTGTGGTCATGCTTGTCGCGCTGCACATATGAGATCGTTTCTGGTCTTGCGTTATCCGCAAAGCTTGTATGATTTCGGCTCCCCTCTATGCCGTCGAATAATTCGTGCAAATCGTCAAGCTCGCAGCCTTTCGCCCATGCCTCCTTTTCAATCCACAATCTTTGCTCGCCAATCCAGCATTTAACCATCACAGTCGGGTCAACACTAAAACCCCAGTCAACGCCGTAATAAGGCCCATCCCAATGCGGTGACGGCTCAAACGAATCAACCCTATAGGTGTTTGCGAATATCTGCGCATCTGTTGTTTTTCTAGTCTTGCCTAGCCATATGTGGTTGTATTTGTCTGGATTTCGTTCGCGACACGTTTCCATTTCCTCCCGCAATGTGTCGGGAAACCATGGGTTGTCGTAATAATTTATTTCTATTTCTATGCAATTCGGTGGCGGGTTAACAACAAATCGTTGGTATGTCGGGTCATCTTTGTCACTTGGATTAAACGAAATCCAAATCTCCGAACCCTCTTTGCGTATCGTCGGAATAAGAACATCCCAACTATTGTCAGATACTTTTTCTGCTTCCTCTACCCAACAAATGTCTACGCCTTCAGTTGATTTAACTTTGGTGATGTTGTTCTTAACGCCCATGAATATAAACATGGTGCCGTTAATGCCCTTAATAGAATCCCGCGTTACCTTGTAGAACGCACCAAGCCCCATCGCTTCTATCTGATCGGACAAAATCAGATGTACTGATTCGCTAATAGAATTCTGAAGCTCGCGAGTGCATAGAACTCTTATTTTTTGCTTGACTCCTTTTGCCAGTAGCAACCGGGCAAACGTAAAACTCTTAGCTCCACCGCGACCACCGCGCGCAACCTTGTAACGCGACGGCTGAAACATCGGCGTGAATTTCTCTGGAAAGGTTAGATCAACCTCTAACCCCTTTGCCGCCGCGCCCATCGTTAGTCTTCGTCAGAACCTTGCGCTTTTACCGCAACCGGCTGCATGTTGAATGTGACCTTGCCGCTTACTTCGTGTGTGTGATCGACCTTATCCGACAACTCACCCAAGTGCTTCAATAGCATTTCATTGGTTGCCCGCTTATCAACAAGCTTGTATTCGGTTATTTTTTCATACAGCGCATCTTCACCTGTTCCCGATCCTGGTACTTTCCTGTCCGAAACTTTGACCGATTGAATAGCCGCCGCCAAATCATCTGGCAATTCGGGAATTGGAATAAGATCGCCACTCGCATCGTAAAGGTCTCGAATATCGGCAAATGCCAACCGATGAACCTGCGCGAGCACTTTATCCGCATCAATCTGAGAACGAATAAACCGATCATTTTTTAATCTAGTGATAAGTTTTTGAACGTTAACGTCAGCTAACAGCCGTGATGATGCGGCCCGAACAACATTGTTACTTTTGTTCTCGTATCCAGCGCGCTCATACGCTGCCGACGCATTCAAATCAATAACATACTCTTGACAGAAACGAACCTGTCTATCATTCAATACCGAATCAATAAGCTCATCACTATCGATATCGCCGCTCTCTGTATCTGCCATTCTGTTCCTACTTGGTTTGTTTTCGTTCTATTTGTCGCTTACGGATAAGTATCTCGTTTTAATTGGGTATATACCCGTAAATATGGATACTTTGTGCAGTTTATTGCATGTTTTTATGTTCTGTTTGCGACATTCAAATCGGGATAATCCGAACGCTCAACCCATACACCCATAAACCGGCGTGCGATATTTTGCGCAGCCTCATGGCTTACGCCTTCATCTTGTGCGGCCATGGCGATATTGCAGTGGTAGCTCCATGCCAATCCGTCATCGTTGTGGATGGCCTGCTTTAGCGCGTCAACAGCATCGCTTGTGCTTACCTTGTGCGACAGCCACTTGTCTGGCGCTTGCTTAAAATCAGGCTCACCCGTAATTTCATCATCGACAACCGATTGCGCCAATATCATTCCATTGGCCATGCCGTGCATATATGGGTCGCAATCCCGATTGCCCGAACTGCACTGAACATCTACCAGCTCACGAAGTGATTGCAGTCTAATCTCCATATCGTCATTACGCTGCCCAGATTTTTGCAATGCATCATTGATGCTTTCCAACTCAGTCATGGGAACACTTGGCCCGACTGACTCTGCTTTAGCCGAACCAACGCCCAAAGACGCGAACGCAGCGGTAAACAATCCCGCAAATTGTCGTCTGTTCATTTTCATCATCCTCATTTATGTGATTTTTTCACGATATTTAGAGCTACCCCGGCCACGGCGGGCAAATGTTGAACCCAATCGTTAGTTTGAACCGTGCCGGTATCATCGCCCCGCGCTTCGAGCTGTAATCAGCTATTC